GGGCCGCCTGCACCGCCGGGACGTCTTCACCGGCAGCGCGCAGCGTCCGGCCCCGCGCCGCTGGTCCCGCCGCTGGGACTACGACTACCGCAATAACCCCGTGCGCGAGGAGCGCGACGATGACCCGTTCAGCTGTTATCACTGGCAGTACGACAGCGCCGGGCGGCTGCTGTCTCAGGACGGCACGCTGCCGGGCCGGGAGCAGTGGCGGTGGGATGCAGCGGGTAATCCGCTGGACAATATCGGGGAGAAGATAACCCACAACCGCGTCACGCAGCTGAACGGCATCCGCTGGCGGTATGACATCCACGGCCGCACGGTGGAGAAGGACGACGGTCAGACCCGCTGGCACTACCGCTATGACGGCGAGCACCGCCTGACGGAGGTCGTCAGCCAGCCGCGTGACCGCAACCGGCCGCAGGTGGCGGTCAGCTTCCGCTACGATCCGCTCGGCCGCCGCATCAGCAAGACCAGCCGCCGGACGCTGGCAGGGCAGTTGCACGGAAAAGAGGTCACCACCCGGTTTGTCTGGGAGGGGTTCCGGCTGCTGCAGGAGATCCGGAATGAGGTCCCGCTGACCTACGTCTACACCGATCAGCACAGCCATGAGCCGCTGGCCCGTATTGACGGCGTGAATGCCCCGGATATCTTCTGGTTCCACAACCAGCCCAGTGGCACGCCGGAGCGGCTGACAAATGCGGAAGGGCGGGTGTGCTGGGAGGCACAGAACAGTGCCTGGGGCAAACTGCTGAATGAAAGAGAGGTGCAGCTCTCAGGCTGTGCCCAGAACCTGCGGATGCAGGGCCAGTACCTGGATCGTGAGACGGGACTTCACTATAATCTGTTCCGGTACTACGACCCGGACTGCGGCAGGTTCACGCAGCAGGATCCCATAGGACTGGCGGGGGGATTAAACCTCTACCAGTATGCACCTAATCCGCTGGGGTGGGTGGATCCGTGGGGGTTGAGTCGAAGCTGTAGTAATGATAAAAGTAGCAGACCTGATTTTTATGTAGGGCCTGCGGGACCTAGTGCCACCATGCCATCCACAGCTTATCGCTATATGAATAGTACTGACATGTATGCAGCTAAAACAATAAATTCAAAATCGGCTCCGTTAAGCTACTTTGGGTATACAAAATATAAAGCCGGACATGAGGCTAGGGATGCTTATCAGATATTTTATGAAAATGGAAACCCAAAATCATGGAGCGATGCAAGATTATTAGGTGAGTTTAATACCTTACAACTTTATAAGAATGGCGTTCCTCAAGTTAAAGTTCCTTTGGCCAACGGTGGTGAAGGTCCGGGATTAGAGCTATTTACTAGTGCTTATCCACAGTATGGGAAAGGTGGTGCTCTACAATTACTGCCAATAGAAAAAGGCACGATTATTAACTTTGACAACGTAACTATTTTACCGGAGTAAAAATGAGTCGTGATGAGCTTGTTAATGATTTGATGTACCTGATAAACAAATATGTTCCTGAGGGGGATAGAGAGGAATTTAAACCATATCTATTGATGGACGACGTGCCTGTTAAAGGAATTTTAGCAGACTTTAATAAATTATCGATAGATCCTATAGAAGATATTGATGGAGATTTAATTAGGAAAATATATTTCCATTTTTGTTAAAAGCGAAAACCGGAAGAAAATTTCATTTTGCTAAACAAAACATAGCACCAGTCGACTCCCTCGCGCTAGCGGAGAATGCCTGGATTCGCGAGGCGGAGCAGGAGCTGCTCTATAAGTATGACGCCCTTGGCCGCGTTATCAGTGAGTAGGGTGAGCAGGAGACATTGGCAGGCCAACCACATGGCAAAGAGGTGACCACCCGGTTTGTGTGGGAGAGGTTCCGACTGCATGGAAAGTGACAAATTTGTCAGGAACAAATTTGAGTGCGTGTAGCGCAACCCCGGAGGGGCGAGCCACAGGGATGTGGCGAGTAAACCAGACTTCACTATAATCTGTTCCGGTATTACGACCCGGACTGCGGCAGGTTCACGCAGCAGGATCCCATAGGGCTGGCGGGGGGATTAAACCTCTATCAGTATGCGCCGAATCCGCTGGGGTGGGTGGATCCGTGGGGGTTAAAAGCCAGATGTGCACCTACTAAAGCAAATGACCATAATCAGGCTGCATTTGGCAGACAGTGGCAAGGAAGAGGCATTTATGAAGGTCGTGACTCTTGGTCAAACGTTATGCTTAAAGAAGGTGACATTGTTTATGGCGGTGTGCCTGGGCAGTCAGGTTTTTATTTTGACAAGGCCACTTTAGATGCAGCTGGCGGTAGCAGAGAAAAACTCTGGAAAAGCTTACAAGTTTTACCACACCCTACATATAGATATAGAGGTAAAATACAGGCTTATCGTGTTAAAAGGGAAGCTATGGTGGGTACAGGTATAGCTTTATCACAAGATCCATTAAAAGGATTTGGATCAGGTGGCGGGACACAATTCTTTTTATCGAATTACAAAACCGTCTTAGAGCCTATTGGGGATGCTTTTGGATTAGGTCTTTAAAATATGAAATTAAAATTCCAATTAAATAGTTTGACTATATGTAATAGTATTTTATTATCACCTTGTCAAACCAAGAAAAATCTTATAAACAAAGATCTCTCATGGGAGGAGTGGATAAGAAATGATAATGAAGTTGTATCATATAAAATTGTACTAATAGATAAGAAAAATAAGTCAAAAATCTTTTTGATTGTGAATTTTACTTATCCAGTTAATGATGGCTCTTTGCTTTCAAGTTGGTATTTATCACCAGAGAATATAATGAATGGAGAACAAAGCAAACCCGAAGGGAAAGTCACAAAAGCTCTTAGGAAGTGGTTTTTTGATAAAACAAATACTGAGATTCCTGTAGGTGGGGACTGGGGCCATCTCGATGCAGCTTACGATCATTGGAACACTGTAGGTGTTATAGCTTGTAATTATAGATCTTCCTTCAAAAATGATTCAGAATGGAAAGACTATAGAAGAAGAAATAAATTCTAATGATTCTAACAAGAGTGATGCTCGCATGCGTGGAGCGTTTGATACGCTTCGCTTGTACAAAAAGGGTAAACCTATGGCTTTTGTTCCCGCCGGAGCCCCTCACGGATGCGGAAGGCAGGGTGTGCTGGGAAGCACAAAACAGTGCCTGGGGCCAACAGCTAAATGAGAGAAGCGTACAGCTTTCAGGCCATGCCCCGAACCTGCGCATGCAGGGCCAGTATCTGGAATTTGTCAGGAACAAATTTGAATGCATGTAGCACGACCCCGGAGGGGAGTGGCGAGTAAACCAGATTTTATTGTATAGTTAATGTTAGGAAACCGCCAAGCTCAACGATCATTAGAACAGATAAGGTGAATTTTTGAGGCTGCCATGAATAAAACAAAAGCTATAGAATTATTGACTGATATCATATCTTGTTCTGATCGAGAAAATAAATTACAGGGTAAGGAATTTTATAAATCGGCACTAAAGATATTACAGGATGAAAGATCATCGGAAAATGAGTTGAAAACTTTATATAGAAGATTTTGCGGTTATTTTGCTCACGGTGACTTCACTAACGTAGAGTATGCAAAAATCAATCTCTTAATTAATTATCTTGAAAGCTAATCTATTTTTTAAACCCCAGGGTGTGCTGGTTTTATAACCAGACCGACGGCACGCTTAAAGCATGCATCGTCAATACACGGGTCGTGTCAAATCTAGCATAATCAAATTGCATAGTTTAGGTCATCCTGACGCTACCCTAACTCATGGCGCTAAGCCTCATTTCATTGTAACATTACTCCAAAACCTGAATGCAGGTAGTATGTCAGGGACTCATGGGCATGATAACTTTGAGGTTTTTTAAATGTGGTTTGATAATGCGTTAGGGAAAGAAAAAATAAAATTCATGTTTGGTGGGGAGTTAAGCCTTCAATCTATTGAAGTAAGTAGCTTTTCATTTGAGCGTTTTTCAGATGTGACATTTCAATTTTATAGCAGAAATATCCCTTCATCTTACCCAGAAAAATGGAATGAGTGTGAATTCAATGCCCTTAGTGTGATAATCACATTTGGAGGTGTAATAGAGTTGGATGTTAAAGGCAATGGGATAGGTTTTATCTGCTCGCCAGAAATATTTTCTAGCGAAACCCATAGCGGAATAAAAATATGTAGCAATCAGTTGAGTATAAATTGCAAGTCAAGGTTTCTCACAATCGTAAGTATTACTCCATACCTGGACGAGCGGTGGGATTAAAAATAAAATATAGTAGGGATATACCCATAATGAGAGAGGGTTTTCATTCTGGCGGCATTGATTTATGAAGAAAATGATTTTAGATGAACATGATGGCAATGTGACCATTGATAACTATTCGATTAATTTGCAATCTCAGGAGGAGTTTGTTGGGAGTTGCTTTTATAGAGAAAATGACGATATAAAAGAGTTCGGTCGTTATGGTTACTACGTGGAGAGCGTCTCATGGCTTGGGAGAGAGTATTTTTTAGAGTTTTGGCCAGCGATGGAGCAGTTCCCAAAAAAGATATGTATGGTTGAAAAAGGAACGGAGTTTTACTCTTCCCTGCATGATTGGGAGCTAAGGGCGAATGTAGACCTACTCTTAAGGGAAGAGGCGAGAGTAAAGGCGTTTTTGGAAAGTACCTTAAACTTTGCATCAAGACGTGATATATCGCAGCCACCTTATGGTGTGGTTTTTGAATATGTGTGGGGTGAGATTGCTGTGCAGTCTAATAAGAATGATTTTAATTGCGGTCTGTATATAAGCTGGAATGACTAACAAGTGATTAATAATTTAGTTGTTGATAAAGAAACATGCACCTTAAGCTGGGTATACGATGCGCGCCTGGTCACTGGTCACATGGAAAATTTGGATTCGGCAATGTTAGATGAAAAACGCAAGCTGGTTTTTATATTAAGCCAGCCCTCGCCGCTACCAGCCTTACTGACTGTCTTAAATAGGGAGGGGGGCTTGGTTTCAACATTTCCAGCACCGGAGGGTGCATCTTTTTATTACTTAACGTCGAATGCTGCAAAAGAGGTGTTGGTCGTTTGTTCTTTTCATGAAAAGAGAGAAGGCTGGTATGACTGGCATTATGCTCTGGATGTTGAAAATAAAAGGTTGATGAAAATGACACCTTCTTATTAGAGTCTTGAAACAGTGAATACAAAGAGCACTTGCGAGCCGCAGGGAAACAGCCAGTAACCGCTCCCATCCAGCCCATTACGCAACCGTCTTCGCTTACTCCTCGCTGAACCAGTCGCTGTTCTCCTGGCGGATCAGCTGTACCGTCTCGCCAATCTCTTCCAGATGCGCGGTCATCGCCTTATCTACGCCCTCTACGTCATGCTTAGCCAGCGCATTAAAGATATCCTGATGTTGACGTAGTAGCTTCTCCGGCGGGGAAACGTGATCGAGGCTCATATAGCGCACCCGGTCAATGGTGGCTTTGATGTTCTCTACCGTATCCCACGCCAATTGGCAGTCGGCAATCAGCGCCAGCTTCTGGTGAAACTCATCGTCAAGCTGGAAGAAATCATCAAGCTGCTTGTGGTCGATAGCAATTCGCTGTTGGTGCAGGTTCTGCTCCAGCTGATAACGCTGGCTATCGGTGATCAGCGTCGCTGCCCGGCGGGCGACGGCGCACTCAATCGCCTGACGCACAAAGCAGCCGTTGCGGACCTGGGTCATGGAGATCTTATTAACGTAGCTGCCGCGCTGGGGACGGATCTGAATCAGTCCATTCTCAGCAAGTTTGATAAAAGCTTCACGAACCGGCTGGCGCGAGACGTTAAACCGCACCGATACCTCTTTCTCCGACAGCGGCGTGCCGGGGGGGATCAGGCAATGTACGATATCCTGGCGCAGGATACGGTAAATTTGCTGATTAACGGGCAATACAGGATTAAGGTGGGTTTCGACGGCCATGCGCTCTTACTTAATGGAATAGTGACGCGCTTACCATACCATCTATTTGATCTGCATCCCATACCCGGCCCGCAGGCCGGGTAGGAAATATCAGCTGCGATGCACGCTTAGGCCAGCCCAGGTCTGGCTAACCGGCATCATCTCAAGGGTGTTGATGTTCACGTGCTTCGGCAGGGTCGCTACCCACCAGACGGCCTCGCACACATCCTCTGCGCTCAGGGCGTTGGTGTTCTCATAGGTTTTGCCCGCTTTATCGTCGTCGCCTTTGAAGCGAACGTTAGAGAACTCGGTTCCACCTACCAGACCCGGCTCGATGTTGGTCACGCGCACCGCCGTACCGTGCAGATCGGTACGCAGGTTGAGGCTGAACTGCTGTACAAAAGCCTTGGTTGCGCCATAGACGTTGCCGCCCGCGTAGGGCCAGCTGCCTGCGGTAGAGCCGATGTTGATGATGTGCCCACGGTTGCGTTCTACCATACCCGGCAGCACGGCGCGGGTCATATAGATCAGCCCCTTGTTGTTGGTATCGATCATTGTCTCCCAGTCTTCAACGTTGGCCTTATGCGCAGGCTCCAGGCCCAGCGCCAGACCGGCGTTGTTGACCAGCACATCGATGTCGCGCCACTCGGCGGGGAGAGAGTCCAGCGCCTGTTCGATAGCGGCGCGGTTGCGTACGTCCAGTTGCAGGGTGAGAACGCTATCGCCCAGCTCATCTTTCAGGGTTTGCAAACGTTCCTGACGACGGCCGGTAGCAATCACTTTATGACCGTTTTCAACGAAACGGCGGGTGATGCTCTCGCCAAACCCTGCCGTTGCCCCGGTGACTAAAATAATCATCATTCTGTTCCTCAACGCTTTTTGTGTGTTATTACGATAGCATGGGTTAAGAGCCTGAGGTAAACGACAATGTTTAAGGAGTTGAAATGTCGCTAACGAATCCTTTATTGAGTGAAAGCACGCTGCCTTACCTGGCGCCGCGCTTCGATATCATTGAAGATAGCCATTATCGTCCGGCCTTTGATGAGAGCGTTCGGCAAAAACGTGCTGAAGTCAGCGCCATCGCCCAAGTGACAACGCCAGCAGATTTTAACAACACCATCCTGGCGCTGGAGCAGAGCGGGCAGCTTCTTAACCGGGTTACCAGCCTCTTTTTTGCTATGACCTCTGCCCATACCAATGACTACCTTCAGCAGCTTGATGAAGCCTTCTCCGCAGAGCTGGCCGAGCTGGCAAATGATATCTATCTGGATAGTGCGCTCTTCTCCCGTATTGATGCCGTCTGGCAGCAGCGCCACGCGCTCGGGCTGGACGCGGAATCCCTGCGCCTGACGGAGGTCCTCCACCAGCGCTTTATTCTGGCAGGGGCGACCCTGGGCAGCGCCGAGAAACAGGCGTTAAAAAGCCTCAATACCGAAGCGGCGACCCTCACTAGCCAGTTTAACCAGCATCTGCTGGCGGCAGGCAAGGCGGGTGGCCTGATCGTCGAGAGCGAGCAGCAGCTTGATGGCCTGAGTGAGAGCGAAAAAGCGCAGGCGCGGGCGGCAGCTGAAGAGCGGGGGCTCTCCGGACGCTGGCTTATCCCTCTCCTGAATACGACCCAGCAGCCTGCGCTGGCGGGACTGCGCGATCGACAGACCCGGGAACAGCTCTTCAAAGCAGGCTGGTCGCGTACGGAAAAAGGCGATAAAAACGATACCCGCGCCGTCGTGCTGCGGCTGGCCCAGATCCGCGCCGAACAGGCCGCGCTACTGGGATTCCCGGACTATGCCGCCTGGAAAACTGCCGACCAGATGGCGCAAAATCCTGCCGCCGCGCTGACCTTTATGCGTAATATCGTTTCGGCGGCGCGCGCTCGTGCCGAGCAAGAGCTGGCGGATATTCAGCGGGTAATCGATGAGCAGCAGGGTGGATTCCGGGCCGAGGCCTGGGACTGGGCGTGGTATGCCGAGCAGGTGCGCCGGGAGAAATTCGCCCTTGATGAGGCGCAGATCAAACCCTACTTTGCCCTCAACACCGTGCTGGTTGACGGCGTATTCTGGACCGCCAGCCAGCTGTTCGGCCTGAGCTTCATCGAGCGGTTCGATCTGCCGGTTTACCATCCTGACGTCCGCGTCTGGGAGATCGTTGATGCGGACGGCACCGGCATGGCGCTCTTCTACGGCGACTTCTACGCCCGCGACAGCAAAAGCGGCGGGGCGTGGATGGGTAACTTCGTGGAGCAATCCACATTACAGGGAACCCGGCCGGTTATCTATAACGTCTGCAACTACCAGAAACCTTCCGCAGGTGGACCCGCGCTCATTTCCTGGGATGACGTGATCACGCTGTTCCATGAGTTTGGTCATACCCTGCACGGGCTTTTTGCCACCCAGCGCTACGCGACGCTCTCCGGCACCAATACGCCGCGTGATTTTGTCGAGTTCCCGTCGCAAATCAACGAGCACTGGGCCAGCCATCCTGATGTTTTCGCCCGCTATGCCCGCCACTACCAGACCGGCGAACCCATGCCGAAGTCACTGCAGGAGAAGATGCATCGGGCGGCATTGTTCAACAAGGGTTATGACATGACGGAGCTATTGAGCGCCGCGCTGCTGGATATGAACTGGCATAGCCTCGCATCACATACTGCCGTCAGCGATGTTGCTGCTTTTGAAGCCGAGGTGCTCAAGCGGGAAAATCTCGATCTTGCCGCCGTGCCGCCGCGCTATCGCAGCAGCTATTTTGCGCATATCTTCGGTGGCGGTTACGCCGCGGGATACTATGCCTACATCTGGACGCAGATGCTGGCCGACGACGGCTACCAGTGGTTTGTGGAGCGGGGCGGATTGACCCGCGAGAACGGCCAGCGTTTCCGGGAGGCGATTTTATCGCGGGGTAATAGCGCTGATTTAGCTGAACTTTATCGGATATGGCGCGGGCACGATCCGAAGATTGAGCCGATGCTGGTGAATCGGGGGTTGAGTTCGTAGGGGCTTTTTCAGGCTTAAAACAGAACCGGGCGTAATGCCCGGTTTTTGTCCGATTTTTCCTTCCCCAAAACTCCTCCAAAATTCCTCCCCAAAATGAATCCTTAAATTCTGCGAAATTTGCAGGGTGATACGGCCCAATTATTCACGTAGCTACACCTTCACTTTTACCCAGTCGAGACCGCGATCATTGTGATACTGCGCTGTCATCCTGTCTGATGAATGGCCCAGTAGCTGCTGGGTATTGATGCCTTGCTCCTCATACAGACGCTCCGATAGAGAACGCTGCTCGTGAAAGGTCGGCATTGTTTTCCCGTCCTCTACGGAAATGCCGGTGCTATCGATCGCGAGCTTGAAGGAGACGCTAAGGCTGTTCTCGCCAACCTGATCGCTGGCCTTCACATTTCCACTTGATGTAACGTGATGGAGAAGCCAGGGGCTCACTACCCGATCCCTGCATCGTTTGATAACCTGCGCCAGAGTTATATCTAATACCTCGCAGCGTAGCGAGAGCGGTATAGCAAGCTTCGCTCCTGTCTTTTGCTGCTCAACATGGAGATGGCCGTCCCAAACATCAGAGAACTTCATTTTGGCGATATCACCGCGCCGTTGTCCGGTGACTACCGCCAGGAGCATGGAGTTTTGAACGTATGGCGCCATATTGCTGGCCGCTTCAAATATCGCCTTCCACATCTCAAGGTTCAGTCGCGAACGGCTCACCCGAACAACGACTTTTCTTGTGGCCAGCGCCGGGTTATACCCTGGCTCCACTTCCCCGGCATGTTGCGCCTCTCTGAATAGGTCAATCCACACGCTACGTAGTGTTTGCGCCATTCGTGCTTTGCCTCTGGCTTTGTATTCGTCGGTAATGGCCGCAAGCATTTTGGTGGTTACTTCCTGAATGCCGATATCGGGCATCCTTTCAGTCAGCACATTCGTACACGTTCTTCGGGATTTGAGCGTATTATTTTTTATCTCCATATTGCTGAGCCGCTCCTCCTGTATTTTCAAATACCGCTCGATCCATGCGCGCATCCTTATTGATTTCTTTGAGTTAACCTTTTTATGGCTGACCATATCGATAAGAGCAAACGACTGAGCGACTTCCTGCTGCGCAAGCAGGCGATTCAGTTCAGTTGCGGCCAGTTTGGCCGCCTCCTGATCGGTACCAAAACCGATAAATTGACCGGTTAACGGGTGCCTGTACTGCCAGTAGGTTTTGCTGTTGCGCTTATCCAGCTTGCAGTACAGATTTGGGATATCAACCCTGTGATTACGTGGTCTGGCTGCCATTAATTACTCGCTCCATAAGCGCCTTCACCGCTTTCGGCATGCGTGGTGGTAAAACCGGCGATGCGAGCAATCCTATGAATTTGGCTTCTTCATCGATAACCCACCGTCGGCCTTGTTTCAGTGCCCTGGGGAATGTTTGTCCAGTTTTAGCAATCCTGTGAAGCGATGCTCTGGATGGTGGACACTTAAAGCCATTCGGACCGGAAGCCCAGTCCTCTAAGCTAACGAGTTGCCCCATATGAACCTCCAGTTTGAATAATATGAACCATCAAGGCTCAATAGGTTGATATTTCGATATCAAGACATCCGGCCGGCAAGGTGACGCAGACGTCGCGCGCCGGTGATCGCCGTGGCCACGTAGCTGGTGCTGCGGTTCTCTACCTCTACCTTCATCTTCATTCCGTCCACCAGCACCATGTATTCGCTACTGGTAGCCCGGCTGGCGTAATCGCCGAACCGTTCCACATGACGTGCCAGCGCTGCATCGCACGCCCGGCGCGCCAGCGGCGATTCTTTCCTGCTTCGGTTAATCAGCCTCATTCAGCATTCTCCGGATCCCATACGTCCCAGCAGTTCCGCTCGATATTCGCCAGCAGCCGGCGATCCTCTACTTCAACCAACGGGCGGCCGGTCAGCTCTGCGATTTGCTGGTTGTTGTGCGTTTGCAGCATCTTCAGCTCTTCGTCATTCCAGCGGGTTTGTTTCTCGCTCATCTCGTTACCGGGAGGGTTACCCCTCCCGCCTCCCTTATCAGCTCACGTATTCCGGCTTCATATCCGCCAGGGTGATTACGTACTTATCGTGCAGCTCATCGCCAAGGTGGAGTCTGGCTGCCGCCAGTGCCTGCTCTGCTTTGGTGAACAGCTCAGCAGCATCAGGTTCACCGGGCTTGGGCAGGGAGTTGATCGCAGCCTCTACCGCATTACGGTGCTTCACCAGGTGATAACGGCGCTTGGCCTTGTTATTCAGCTCAATGAACAGCGTGGTTCCGAGTGCGGCTTTAGAGTCGTTAATTTCGTTGCCGACGCTGGTGGCTTCATCGAGAGTTTCAGCTGCCTCAATGCGAACGCGGAACTTGTCGGCCAACTCATCAATATTGGCAGTCGATTCCTGCGCGCTGTGAGTGGTTGTTACGCTGTCACCTTTGATTTCAGCGAGGCTCACACGCTGGGCTGACGCTGGATTAATGACTTTTTCTTCTCGTTCTTCGACTTCATCCGCGCTGTAAACGCCGAGGATCACATCAGGGCAGTACAAGCGTGCCCAGCGCTTAATCGCAAGATAGGCGAGTTGCTGGCGGGGATCGCTTGCCCATAGTGTGGAGTTACGAACCTGCGCCTGAGAAAGCATGATCACCAGCTCACGGGGCTCATCCTCGCCTTTCATTGTTGCCCATACCCGAACACCAACACCGGCCTCATCCTTAAGATCCCAGCCTGGCGCAATGTATTTTTTGCCTTGCCCATTTGTTTTCTCTACGAATCGGCCAATGATTTTTTCCCATGGTCCAAACCAGTCATAGTGGAGACGGTCTTTAGTAGGTGACATATTGGTAATCACCGCATTAATCAGCTGCGCTTCATAACCTAACGTCCCGCTAACAATGTGGGTCTTTTGCGCTACAGCGAAGGGATCCATACCCCATCGGGCAGCTTGCATCACCACTGCCATGCAGGCATCTGGTTTGCCGCGAAAATGGTCTGGCACGAACGCGCCACTATTAGCCATTACAGCTGACAGAGTGCGAAGGCGGTCAAAGAGTTCTCCATTGGTCAAAATGGAGATGTTGTCGATCATCTGCGTTTTGTTTTCGTTTGTAGAAATTGCTGTAGACATGTTCATTTCCCCTTATGCCTGAGTACGCAGCGCTTCAAGGCGGCGCAGGTCGAAGTCGTCAAGTTCATCGGTGTAATCGTCGGTGATCGGAGCAGGCCACTCTCCTGTGTCGAACCCGGTAGCGATAGCACGCATGGTTTTGCGGTATTCCAGCATGCCCAGTTCCAGCAGCTCCGCAGATGCCTCGATAATGGCTATCCAGTGGTAGTTCTCGTCTTTATTGACGAAAATCCAGTAGAACTGATCCAGCGCCGCGGTTTCGCAGTACATGGCCGCGCTCAGGTGGTAATCACGCATCCTGATCTCACGACGCAGCCGGGCTTTAAGCGCATCTGCTTTCACATCCCACATGCTGATAGTTTTGAGGTCGGCACCGATGCGGACGCCGTCCAGCTCGATTTCGAGGTCCGGGCGCACGCGGATTTCCAGACCTGTCTCTTCGTCAATGCCGAAATAGCTGGTCTCTACGGCGCGGCTCGGGTGCGTCAGCAGCATGCCGGAGGTCGGGTGCGCCAGCAGCGCTTTCTGGATGGCCAGCGCGGTTTCCAGCTGCTGGCGGGTCACCAGCACTTTGCCTTCCGGGTTCTCGCGCCAGGCATCCAGCAGCTCGTCGGCGAACACGGCTTCCGGGCGTACTGCCTTGAGCGCCTGAATCATGTCGGCTTTGGTACCGGACACTTTCAGTGGCGCGGGCTTCTGTGCTTCCTGCGCAACCAGGTCAGGATTGACGATCGCCAGCTGCTCAAGGAGCGCATCGCGGCTGCCGGTAGTTTTCACCGGCGCGGGCAGGGTGGCGTTGTACTCTTTGATGCAGGCCTTCATAGCTGCAGCGGTCTGCTTCTTATCGGGCTCGATGCGCTGGAACTCTTCCGGCAGCGCCATATAGCTCTCTGCGGTTTCGTCTACTGCTGCGCCCAGCGGCAGCGGGGCGGGCAGGGTGGCGTTGTACTCTTCCAGTAGCGCTTTGATATCGTCAGCGCTCAGCTGCGGCGGCAGGCTGGCGTTGTACTCGTCGATGCAGGCGCGGATTGTCGCCGTAGTGGTGAGAGCACCTTCCGGAATTTCCGGCTCGATGCTGAACTCGGCGGCCAGCGTCTCTGGCTGCAGCGCCAGCGCGTGCACCAGGTTGCCCATATCCAGGACTTTGGAACGTTCGCGCGCTATGGTCTTTGAGACGTGGCGCGCTTCGAAATACATCAGGGAAACACGGGCGTCTTTCACCATGGTGCTGCTGATACCGTTCGCAGCATGGTAAACGTCGTTCGGCAGGCCCTCATAACGGCCCGGCTCGAAATAGGCTGGGTATGCGGCGGCCGGTTCGTCCAGTTGCGCTTCCGGTGCGTCCTGATTCACTTTTACGGCGTTTTGATGCGCTTCAGGGGTGTTTTGATTCACAGAAGCGCCATTCTGATGCACATTTTTCGGGTTTTGGTTAACTTCATTCTGATCGTGATGCGCCAGGCTCGGAGCGGCGGCGGCGAGAATATCCGCGGGGTTTACGCTACCTGCTTGCGCAGCAGCTGCATCAACACTTTCGACCGCTGGTAACGCAGCACCAGCCTGGCTTTCGCTCGGGTCAGTCTCTTCCATCTGCACATGTACAACGCTCTCCGCTTCCTGTTTTGCGACTTCATTTGAGGGGGTGGCCAGCAGGCCTTCGATGGAGAACATGCCGCTGCCAAGGCTCTTAACTTCGGGCTGTGTCGCTTCACCGGCGCTGGTATTCTCTTTAACTGGCGCAGCAGCAGGGGTGATCAGCAGCGATTCAACAGCCTGCCAGCGCTCCTCGCTGTCTGGTTTTCCTGTATCTGGGATAAACGCTACTTCTTTGCCGTTCTGCGCGATGTAGCTGATCAGCTTCGGAGTCTCGTTATGGATGCCTTCAGGCGCATTGCGGATCAGGACGAAAACAGCAGCACGTGAAAAGTCCAGAATGCCCGGCGTCTTGCGCAGCTGAGTGCTCCACGAGCTCCAGGGCTCTTCTTTGTTGGCGATGATTTCTTTCGCGCGACGCAGCACACCACCCGGGATCTCGTAAATGTTGTAATCCATGGGCAGCAGGGCAGCCGCGATTTCAATATCGAGAGTGTCGAGCGTGTGTTTCAGATCCGGATTGCGATCGGTAGGGTTCCCGCCGCCAGCATTGGCACCAGTGTCTGTGCGCTGGATAGGTGTCTTCCCTGCTTTCTTAAGCCACTTAGCAGTGACACCATCACGGTCAATTTTTCTGCCCGTGGCAGTGATAGATGAATTGCTGTTGTGTGCGTCGATCCACTCTTTGAAGAACGAGACAAGCTGTGCCAGCTGCGGTGCCGGGCCTTCGACTGGCCAGACAGACTGGACATCAGTAAACAGGTCCGCCAGGGTTTCAGGAAACACATGCTGCAACTGGCGCAGATCATGATTACGGCAGGCCAGCAGCACGTTCTGCGGATAGGTTGCGTCCATGTTCAGGCTGATACGTGTTATCTCGGCTTTCTGTTCGGCGCTCAGTTCGCTAAACAAGCCAAACAGCCAGATGCCCAGTACGCGCTGATCGTAGCTATAGTTCTGATGAGTGGTTATACCGGTGTCGGTGGTACCCGTTTCTGCCGCCGGGGCCTGCTGGGTTTCAATCCACGACTGCACGATATTAGTCCTTCCATCCTCTGAAGACGTCGCGTACACACAAGCAAATTGACTCACCAGATCTGCAGTCATGTTGTCGCGATAGTCTTCTGGCCATACCTGCCGGATTGCGCGGATAACCCCCGCCGTTACTCCACCAGTAAGATTTACTACCGCTGGATCAGTTAGCGCGGCAACAACAATGTTTAAGGTTTCACTGTTGTCAGCATGTACCGCTTCTTTGACTTCGTTCAGTTGCTGACGGTCAATGTGCTGCTGGTCAAACATCCACGCGGCAGCAATCTGCTGAGGCAAAGAGAGCTCACGAATAGAAGTCCACCCGTCATCCTTGCCGAAATCATTTTCATCCTCCAGGTCTACGGATCCTGCTGATTCAACTGGCATGCTGGTGGCGTTGTTTTGGGGAGCGGGCAGTTCGCCGCTGAGCCAGTCCTCAACCAGCTGGGCGCGTTCGCTGGCTTCAGCTAATACCCAGTCTTTTACGAAGTGGGCAATGCGTTTTGATTCGTGGCTCTGATCCTGCGGGAATACAGCTTTAACCGCTTTGATCAGCTTCCATTCCACGTGCGCAGAGAGCTCACGGATTTCCGGATTGTCTTCGATAACCTGCCGCAATGCCTGGACAAAGCAATCGTCATCATTGCCTTCCATGACGCCGATCTCGATGTGCTGCTCCAGAGTAATCTGGTCCAGCTCGGTATCATGCATAAGATGCGCTAAGAGGCGCTGGATGAGACGCAGGCGAGACAGGGGGCGGAGGTCCGCATCGGCGGCAGCCGGCTGGGTAGGCTGGGCTTCAACGTTTACTACCGGCGTTGCAGTTCCGCCAGCTTCGCCCAGTACGGGACACCACGAACGACCATCTTCACCCAGGGTATAGCGGTCGCACCAGGTATCATCAAGTATGCCTTCTTCCGGCAGATCGTCAGCAACATGCCAGTTGGTGCGCTGCGGCAGCTGGTAGTCAGCACCACGGCCAATAGCAATATCGGCGTCGTCGAGAATGTTGAGGATCTCGCGTTCTGCGCGAGAGTCGGATTTTGCAGATAACCAGCAGAAGAGGTTTTTCTTCTCTGATTTTGCCTTAGCTTTAATCACAAACGCATAGGTGTTCATTGCGTCTAAGCTCCTTTGGGTTGTAAGATCCCCGGCGCTGTATAAGCCGCCTGACTTTGGTGGTTGTAATTTCCGGTGTGCTTTGGTCGGCCTACACCGGAGGGAGAGCCCGCTTCGGCGGGTTTTTTCGTTACAGGGTCACGGCTGGTTGTTCGCCATTACGGATAATGCGCTCCACTTCGAAGCATTCGCCCGCAACATGCTGTTCAACCGCTGCCGCTTCACACTGGCGCTGGTCTTCATACACACCCAGCACCACATCCTGAAAATCGCCGTTGGTCATACCCACGGTCAGCACTAACGCGAATAACGTATTCATCAGTGCGTCCCCGCCGGTACCAGATGCGGCTCAATGTTGCGGGCGGCATACGGGCGGCGAATGTGACGCAGGTTGCCCTGCGGTTCATGCCAGTAAGTGCCATCGGTGTAGTTAAAAGAGACGAGCCAGGCTGCGCCGGTGCGCTGGTTGCGCATTGGAACTGCCTTCCCGCTTTTTGGTACTGCCTGATTGGTAATTGACATCTCATCCTCCCGGTCTTTCCCGGCGTCAGAACGTAAAACCTGATGCGCGTTAATCACTCCACCTCATCCGACTATTCGTATGCCGTCGGCGGCTACTTCATGGGCTCCATGCCTTAGTGGTTCGTAATGCGTCTTGGTGAGTTAGATTAAATCACTGGTTTATGGTTGTGTCAATCAAAGGCTGATAGAGATTGTAAATCTGCGGTTTATATAGCTGGTTTCTGTAGGGTGAGTGCCGAATCGCAGGCAAAAAAAATCCCGACACTAAGGTCGGGAATGGGAAGTTCGGAGTGGGTTAGGTGCAGGAGCTGGTGTGAGATGGGTATAAAAAAATCCGACGCGGTGGCCGGGTTAAAAATGTTATTTATCTAACTCAATCATGTTCAGCACCGACTGGGCTAGATTTTGATATACCCGATTGGCTTCCTCAATGTTTACTTTGATGCCATTCTCTTTACCATTTTTTTCCCACATCCAACGAGCACCTGTCCAGTTACCATCTTCTTTAGTTAATTCGAAAATGGGCTTTGAAAGACTTTGTGAGACCGGCACCAATCCGCTGAAATTTTGCACGCCTGCTAAATGGAAAGGAGCATCATGCGAAACGGCTTTAGTGAAAATTGCATCTGAGATAACCATTGATGATTCACTAAGTGCGGGAATCAATTTTTTATTAGCAACATCTTTTATGCGTTCAAGCCAGTCACTGTAAGCTTTTGACATCTGCTTAGGTTGCTCAGTTCGCTCATCATTCGATGAACTGTTCGTAGTTGTATAAATTCTGTAGTTCTGAGTGATAAAGCCGAGCATTTTTGGGTTGGCCTTCGGGAGTGGGTGGTCTCCACCAACCTTGAAGGTTGCTATTTCTTTCGCCCATTTAGGGAGAACATTACTGAGAGAGTCTATAGCCTGATAACAATAAAAATCAGGAGAAATGGGGATAATGAAATAATCAGAGCTCATCAAAATACATTGATTAGTAGATGACACGCTCGGGCTCATGTCAACTAATACAATATCAATATTATGTTCATCGGCAATTTTTCTTGTTAATTTATTGAAAGCCCCAACAAACTTTCTCAGTACTGGCAGGGTGTTGCTACTTGTCATTGCGGTAGCAATTTGTGTATCTAGCTCAGAAAATCTAATGTTCCCAGCTAATATGTATAAATTTGGATTATCGGTCCCAGTTATTGGCGTAGTGCCAACTGGGGTGTGATTGACACTTTCTAAAGAAAATTCTGGGGCGAGGCTGTTGAAAAGATCAGTATTTTGTTTGCTGTCATAGAATTGAATAAGTGATTCATAATCATCTAGTCCTAATGTCAAACCAGTCAGATTACATTGAGGATCCGCATCAATAATCAGCACTCTTTTACCAAGAGTTGCCAGCTTCCAGCCGAGATGGAAAACAGTAGTTGTTTTACTTACACCACCTTTATGGTTGAAAAGAGAGATTACCTTAGCCACTTTTTTATCCTTTGGTGATTGAGTGTTTTTTTATTGTATGTTAGCTGGACGTTTAGTTCTATTGCAAAAAACGAAAAATGAAAGATATATCCTATAAAATTTTTGCTGGGTTTTATTGCTTCCCACTCATCAATAAGAGAATGCTCATAATTAAGTCCCTCGGATTCTCCCCTTCATGTACTTTTCATATAGCTCATCCAGTTCCTTCAGGCGAAGCGCAAAGATGCGGAGCATGTTGTGCTGCTCTTCTTCAGGCAACTGGCGATAAAGTTCTAGCAGGCGCTGTTCGTCCGGCTTAAGACCGTCTTTCTCGCCTACATCTTCACCGAGTAGCCAAGCGACAGAAATGCCTACAGCGTCGGCTATGGCCAGTGCCGATTTCTTACTAATCACGCCTTTTTTGAACCAGCCGTTTACGGCCTGAGGGGTGACTCCAGCTATGCGTGCCATGTCTGCTTTGGTAACGCCGCGATCAGTGATCTCAGTAAGGCGTTCAACCAGGACGAGGTTAGGTTCTTCTTTTCTCATAGGCTCATTGTAAATATTTGGTTTATACACGCAATAAATCCAAAGTTTGCACAATATATAAATCTGTGGTTTACTCTTGCTATCAATAAGCAGGAGAAGCACATGTCCGCACTCGATAAAGCAATTAAAGCCGCTGGCTCGGCTAGAAAGCTCAGCATCGCCCTTGGTGTGACGAGTATGTCTGTAAGTCATTGGAAGAATCGTGACCACGGAGTCGTCCCGCCAAGCTACATATTCCCAATTTTCAAAATGACAGGCGTAACTCCACATGAATTGCGCCCTGATCTCTACCCGAATCCCACTGACGGCTTACCAAAGTAGGAGCATTAACCATGCAAACACTTACATATCAGCAGAGTAACCCTTTTTTGCAGGCAGCGATGATAAATCGCTCTCAAAGCGCTGATGACCTACCCGACCACAGTGATATCCGCGACGCCGTCCGCGCCTGGGCAGCGGTTGCGGGGCAGGACGTCGTTGCTGCGCACATCGTGGATCGGTGGCGTAGCTGCGGCGGGGAGGGTGTCGAGTTTCCGGCAGATATCAGCCGCGCCCGGCAGAAGTTGTTCCGCTGGCTCGATAACCGTTTCGATACCGAAGATTGTCGGGATCGGGTTCGCCAGCTCACGCCCGCAATTCTGGCCGTTCTGCCGCTGGAGCATCGCGGTTCGCTGGTGGGCGGTGACTGCAAGTTGACGCGTCTGGCTCACGCCGAGAAGGAGGTTGCTGAAGCAAAGCGCGCTGTTCTGCTGGACGCACCCAGGCATCAGAAGCTGAAGGAGATGAGCGAGGGTATAGCCGCGCTTTTCAGGCTTGAGCCTGAGCTGGCCGGGCCGCTTATGGCGATGGTAACGACGATGCTGGGGGGAGTATGACAGAGCTTAAAAAGGTGAAAGCCGCGGTGCTACAACACCAACGGCTTTCGGGTGCAAATACTAGGGGTAATTGCGGAGAACAGTATGTCAAATACCGCTGAAATATACAAATTTCCTGCGCCAGCACCGGCGCAACAGGAGAGTCGCATGGCTGATCTGGATAAGGGCTATCTGCGTTTAGCCAATCAGATCCAGGACGCCTTATGTATCGTCGAGTTATCGGGTCGTGAGTTCCGGGTGCTGAACGCTATTGTCCGTCTGACTTATGGCTGGTCGAAAAAATCCGACAGGATCGCCAACAGCCTTATCGCAGACAAAACGACGCTGAAGGTGAAGCATGTCTCTGAGGCCGTGCTGAGCCTCGCTTATCGGAACATTATTATCCTGCGTCGCATCGGGCAAACCAGATACATAGGGATCAACACCCACCTGGATAAATGGGCTTACGCCAAGCCGAATTGTACTAAGTGCCCGGTAGCTTTCCCGGCTGCTGAATCTGTCACATGGGTTATCACCATCCCTGAAAACGGGGATAGTGTTTTTACCCCATCAGCCATCCCTGAAAACAGGGATAACCATCCCCAAAAACAGGGAAAGGGATCCCTGAAAACAGGGAACACCAAAGACATTTTTCCAAAGACAAATATAAATACAGATCTAACCCCCTCTAATCCCCCAAGGGGGAAGGTGAAGTTTGATCCGCTCAGCATCCCGGTTCCTGAATGGCTGAATGCTACGTCCTGGAATGAGTGGGTCGCATATCGCCGCCAGTCTGGTAAGCCCATCAAAACCGAGCTGACCGTCACCAAGGCTTTCAGCCTGCTGAAGCAGTGCCTGGACGAGGGACACGATCCGGTGAATGTGATCAACGCCAGCATCGCCAACGGATACCAGGGTTTGTTCAAGCCAAAATTCAGCCTCAGTGGTCGCAAGGCTGGCCGGGATGTGAATCAAATTTCTCAGCCAGGTAGTGACATTCCAGACGGGTTCAGGGGGTAAGCGTGAAAAATATTATTGGCACTGGCAGCGCCCTTGAGCGCCTGAAAAAAATCATTCCGGCTAACGTGCAGCCGAAATTCAGCAACGTCCAGGAGTGGCAGGCATGGCAGGAGTCCGAGGGCCGGAAGCGCTCCGAGGAAATCGACCGGATGAATCAGCGCGCACGCTCAGAGAAGATTTTTGGTAGAGCTGGCATTCAGGCCCTGCACCGCAGCTGCTCGTTTGCAAACTACGAAGTGTCATGCCCGGAGCAGCGTCAGGCGTACAGCCTGGCGAAAAGCTACGCCCATAACTTTGGCGGCAGCGGGTTCGCAAGCTTCGTGTTCAGCGGCGCGCCGGGTACCGGAAAGAATCATCTGGCAGCGGCAATAGGTAACCATCTGCTTGCTGCTGGCCACTCCGTTCTGGTTGTGACCATACCTGACCTGATGCTCCGGGTCCGTGAGTGCTATGACGACGGCCAGTCTGAAGCTTCGTTGCTTAACGACCTCTGCAACGTCGATCTCCTGATACTGGACGAAGTCGGTATTCAGCGTGGCTCCAGCGGCGAGAAGGTGATCATCAACCAGGTGATTGACCGCCGGCTTTCATCCATGCGGCCAGTCGGCATTCTGACCAACCTGAACCACGGCGAACTCGTTACTACCCTCGGCGCACGCGTTATGGATCGCCTTCAGATGGACGGTGGTATCTGGGTCAATTTTGGCTGGGCGAGTTATCGCAAAAACGTCAGCCATCTGCGCATTGCGAAGTGAGGTGACTATGTGCAATCGCTTAAAACCGAAGCAAAGGGCCATCGTTGATTTCATCGAGACAAACGGACCGGCGACACCCCGCCAGATCCGTAAGTTGCTCGGCTGCGACATCCGTGAAGCTTACGACCGGCTCAAGCGCCTGCGAATGGCCGGGATCGTCAAAAACATTGGCAAACCGAAGCATCCGGAATACCAGCTGGTGCAGCGCTGGCAGGAAAAAATCAAACGAACCAGACCAGCACCTGCAGCGCCAGCGGCGAAAGCAAAGCCGCCAGCAAAAGCAGCCAAAGCACCAGCAGCGCCGTCCATTGCGGACGTTTGCCGCCAGAACTGGCAAGGCTACGAAATCCATAAAATTTTTGGGAGTGCACGGGCATGAGTGAATCACTGAACAACAAAGAGCTGATCGCGGTTGGCCATGAGTTTGCGAAGGCAATGACCAGCGACACGCCGATCATCGATATCGCCAAAATGATGTCTCGCCTGGCCGAACGGCTGGACTGCACCACGGCTGCGCTGCGCGAAACGGTCAAACAGCGTGACGCGCTGTCAGCGGACAACGTGGCCCGCGCCGAAATCATCGGCCAGCTGGTCTGGCAGTACAGTGCCAGCGGCATCAAGCCGGTGCAGAAATCTCTGAACCCGGCCTCCGCGCTGCTGTTTGACGCGATGGAGGTATTGCGGCAGCCAGCGACTGCTGCAGCGGTTAACGAGCTGAAAGCGCAGGGCGTTGAGTTAGCTATCACGGAGCATCTGAGCGTGGACACAATAGCTTCAACTGGAGCGATCAAATATGTGCTTACAGGTTTCGCCCAGCAGCTGCGTGCCGGGGAGGTTAACCATGACTGAGCGCGGCATGATTTTTAACTCTGAGATGGTGCGCGCCATCCTGGACGGCAGGAAGACGCAAACCCGGCGGATCATCAAACCCCAGCGAGTAGGAGATGCCTGGTCAGTGAAGGAAACTCAGTCTCCAATGTCTGCGCGCCATACGCATGATTGGTGGCTGCCAACCGCTACCCGACCTTATTCGGCTCTGCCTAGTTGCCCGTTCGGTATCGTCGGCGATCGCATCTGGGTGCGGGAAGCGTTTCGCGTTATGGGCTGCGCGACTGACGTTGCCCGCCTTATGTACAAAGCGAGCGAGCGCAACAGCTTCACGGAGTCTACGCGCACCGTGCCGGTGGCATCATGCACCACACAGCCGTCCCAGAAATGGACGCCCAGCATCCACATGCCGCGCTGGGCTTCACGCATCACTTTGGAGATTACTGACGTGCGCGTTGAGCGCCTGAACAGCATCAGCGACACAGACGCAAATGCCGAAGGCGTGTCGGCGGATCAGCTTTCACCAGCTCGATACGTATTCGGCAGCCTTTGGCAGTCCATTTACGGCGCAGACAATGCGCAGAGCTGGCAGGCTAACCCGTGGGTGTGGGTGATCGAGTTCCGCCGGGTCGATGGGGAGGCTGTATGAGCGACAAATACGCAGTACTGGCATCGTACGCACAGCACATGGTTGATACGGGTCGTGATGTAGCGCCGTTTACGTCTCAGGAAATAGTCGAGCTGGTGGCAGCGCTTGGGCAGGCAGAGCAGAGAATTGCTGAGCTGGAAAAATGGGTCAGAGGCGTCGAGGAGTCCATGATATCCGCTAGCGATCGCGCTGAGGCCGCAGAGAAGCGCGTCGCCGAACTGGAGAGGCGTAGACTCACTGTGAAGCTGCCGCAGGGCTATGTAATACGGGCGGGTCATCCGATTAACGAAGGTGAGCGGCATGTGATGGTGCCTAAAGATGGCGGGGACTGGCTCAGCAGTTTTGATGTTGAGCATGCGCTTCTGGAAGCTGGCGTCAGCGTTGAGGAGAAGGGTTGATGGATCCTCTTCTGCAATACGCCACCAGCCGCATCATCGAGCTGGAGCGTCTGCTGCTGGTAGACGTACCGGAAACAGTCTGGCCTGCCGAGGTTGGACTGGTTTATGCACAAGTTGAAAGCGCCGGGGATCTACCGGCGCACCACCAGCGCCGCCTGAAGTTCCACATCAACCGGATGTGGCTCGAAAAAATGCCGGTACCGGCGATCGTAACCGCTGCCCGTTCGCTGGCCACTGCCATGGAGAAATACGCGTGAGAGAAATTATCGTTGATAACTTTGCCGGGGGCGGCGGGGCCAGCACCGGGATCGAGCTGGCCATCGGCCGCAGCGTGGATATTGCCATTAACCACGACCCGAACGCGGTGGCCATGCACAGCACCAACCACCCGGACACTCTGCATTATTGCGAAAGCGTGTACGAGGTTAAGCCAAAAATCGCGACCGCCGGCCGCCCTGTAGCGCTGGCATGGTTTAGCCCGGATTGCCGACATTTCTCCAAGGCAAAAGGCGCGAAACCCGTCGAGAAAGCCATCCGTGGCCTTGCCTGGGTTGTTCTGCGTTGGGGGCTTGATGTAGAGCCGCGCGTCATGAAATTAGAAAATGTCGAGGAGTTCAAGACCTGGGGGCCGCTGCTTGCTGGAGAGATGCGACCGGATCCAGCCAGGGTTGGTGAAACCTTCCAGGCGTTTATTGGCATGTTGACTACTGGTATTGATCCGAACCATCCTGCCCTGGCCGAATGTTGTGAGTTTTTAAACATTTCTCTGGATAGTGAGGAAGCGGCTCGGCTGGTTAGAGGGCTGGGGTATGTTGTTGAGTTTCGTGAACTTAGAGCATGCGACTACGGCGCGCCGACTATCCGCAAACGGCTGTTTGTCGTTATGCGCAGAGACGGGAAGCCTATCGTCTGGCCGGAGCCGACCCACGGAGACCCCAAAACACCAGCGGTGCAGAGCGGCAAGCTAGCTCCATGGCGCACAGCGGCGGAGTGCATCGACTGGTCTATCCCTGCGCCGTCCATATTTGACCGCAAAAAGGCACTGGCAGAAAACACCCTCAAACGCATAGCGCGCGGCATTCAGCGGTTCGTGTTGGATAGTGCCTCGCCGTTTATCGTGAAGTGCAACCACACCAGCACCAAAACGAGTTACGACTGCTTCCGGGGCCAGGCGCTGGCAGAGCCGCTGCAGACAATCACCAAAACGCATGGCTATGCGATCGCCACACCGGTTATGGCTCCTCTGTTTGCCGGGACCGGCGGATCGACATTCCAGATGAAGCCGCGCCCGGTAGATAAGCCGTTCTTTACTCTGCTGACGCAGAACCGGACGAACGTCATTGCGCCCGTACTGGCCCCGCTGATTGCCCGGCAGTTCGGTGCCAGCGTCGGCCACCGCGCGGACGAGCCCAGTGCTACGGTTACTGCGGGCGGCGGCGGGAAATCGCAGTTAGTAACGCCGACCCTGATCCAGATGGGTTATGGCGAGCGTCCGGGACAGGATCCGCGCGTACCGGGTCTGCATAAGCCTCTGGGTACTGTGGTCGCTGGCGGCGGTAAGTTCGGGCTAGTGGCGGCGAATCTGGTTAAGCACTTCGGCGGGAACTACCAGGGCGCAGGCGTGGCACTGGATGAACCGGCTCACACGGTCACCACCACGGATCATCATGGCCTGCTGACCTCGCACCTGGTGATGCTACGTGGTACCTGCAAGGATGGCCGGGTGGTTGACACGCCTGCACCAGGGTTAACAGCAGGCGGCCTACATGTCGGTGAAGTGAAAACCACCCTGGCGGTTGAAGCGTACGACCAGCAGCGCGCGGATCAGACGCTGGCGTTCCTGCAGGAGTATTGCGGCGCGGACTGCGACGGACTGGTGACGATCAGCGGCGTGGTTTATCGCATCGTTGATATCGGTATGCGCATGCTGCAGCCCGCTGAGCTGTATCGTGCCCAGGGCTTCCCGGAGTGGTACATCATCGACCGCGACTACATGGGAACCCGTTACGCCAAAGACAAACAGGTTGCCAGATGCGGCAACGCGGTACCGCCGCCGTTTGCTGAAGCTCTGGTGCGGGCCAACCTGCCGGAGATGTGCCAGCAGCAGGGGCAGGCGGCATGATGTACGACAAATACACTATCAACCGCTGTGATGCGATGGAGTGGCTTGCAGAGCATTACCCAACCTTTCCCGACAAGATGCCAAATGTGCCTTTAAAGGCTGACTGGTGTAGTGCCAGTTTGTTTATGGGGTGGTGCTTCATTATTTTGCTCGATGGTTCGCTGGTATTTGCTGACTGCTTATCGCCTCCGATCCGGGCTGAAGACATGGCGGGCTTCAAGCTTCCTGAGCTTATCTAACTGCCATACAAGCGATATGGGGATTCCCATATCGACAGCCAGGGCCTCTCCGGAGGCCTTTTTCACGCCCAGCGGCAGCGCGATTTAAACATGATCGATATTACCGATCGATATCATCCAATCGATCTATTAAATCGATTAATTAATAAACGCACCGTAGCAACAAATTACCAACCTCAGCCCCGCGAAATAAGACATAGATCACATTGTCGACGTCGACATCCGCTGCCAATTTAGTGAAGAGGGATTGCTGATCAGATATTTACAATCGACATTTTTGACGCCGACTGCTGTTAAGCAAAACGATCATATTTTACACGTTAGTTGCAGTAATAAGCATTTAAATCAATTAGATAAATAGACTTGCGCTATCATGCCTTTCTTGTGCATACTTAAGCCAAACCGAGAAATACTGTTTATTCATACAGTCATTTGATGTAAGGTTAAAGCACTCCAGTAAAGTTTTTTTATTTTTCTTCCGGCGAACCTATTAGGAAATTTGCGCGATTTGATATTTTGGTTCCATGAGGACGATTTCTCCCCGCCGGGAGGACGTATTTGTTGATAGCAAAGAAGGGGGTTTTTGTGAAAGAAAGTCAGGACCAAGGCGACTGGTACGATATTGTCAGGCGTTCGGACGGCAAGCTTATCGGATCGATGCCGCTCGAAAGCCGCAACCTCGTCTACATCAAAAATGGCATGGTTTCATGTCGCCCTTTGATGGAGGATGAAGGTATCTTCAATCTGTCGTCCGGAACACGTTTTCTTCGCCGCCTCGGCTACCGCCTGGAACAACCCTCTGATATTATGATATCAACGGATTGAACACCCGTTGACCTGATGCGCCACGGAGAACACCATGGCGCAGCAATTACAACTCATCAAGCAGTCCTCAGGAATCCTGATCCCCGCCACACCGGAGACCAGCGATTTTCTGCAATCAAAATGTAAGCTGGGCGCAGTACTTGAGGCGGAATTTCGCCAGCTGCGTAATCCGGCATTTCACCGTCGTTTCTTCGCTCTGCTGAATCTCGGTTTCGAATATTGGGAGCCTACCGGCGGCTCTATCTCTTCCAACGAGCGCAGGCTGGTTACCGGCTACGCTAAATTCCTGGCCACGTTCGGCGGTAGTGAAGGCGCGCTGCTGGATGCCGCTGAGCAGTATCTATCGCGCATTGCCGATCGCCGTTCCGGTAGCATCAGCATCTGCAAATCGTTTGATGCCTACCGCGCCTGGGTGATCGTCGAGGCTGGCCACTACGACGCTATTCAGTTGCCTGACGGCACACTTCGCAAACACCCCAGAAGCATTGCATTCGCCAGCATGGACGAGCTTGAGTTCCAGCAGCTCTATCGCGCAGCGCTCGACGTGCTGTGGCGCTGGATATTGTCCAGAGCATTCCGGGACCAGCGTGAGGCTGAGAACGCCGCTGCGCAGCTGATGCACTTCGGGAGCTGAGTCGATGAAAGACACCTGGTTCTATCACACCGATTGCACCACGGCGCAGGCAGAAGAGT